ATGTCCCAATTCATTAAAGGTCATTCGGGCAATCCGAATGGTCGTCCAAAAGGTTCTATCAACAAAAAAACACTAGAAAATGCAGTGACCGTTTTTAAGATTGCTCGGGAAACGAAATTTTGCCCATTCCGGCAGCTTATCCATCTTGCCAAGAACGATCCTGATACCGCCATTCAATTGGCGGCTTGCAAAGAGCTCGCGCAGTATCTTGCGCCGAAATTACGCTCAATCACCTTATCCAGTGATGTAGATCATCCCGTTTCATTTATGCTGAATTTGGGGAGCGAATCATGCTTGAACGATTGAAATCTTTTACCACACGTCATGCGGATAGAATCTTTTTGGTTTCAGCGATTGGAATTGCTGCGATGAACTCTATTTCATCCTGGCTAATCTTGACATCAGCTTGAACAGAGCAGCTCGCTACTGTCTACATGGCGTCTACATGAGATTTATTCTAAAAAGGGATCAGGCTGTTACGCCTTGATTTATATGGTGGGCTGTGCAGGTTTCGAACCTGCGACCCGCTGATTAAGAGTCCGAGTAGGTTCTTTGTTATGATGATTAAATCAATGGGTTAAGCCATAAGTTACATATAAAATTGTCCTAAACAGGCGCAAAAATACAGCCTTATCAACCAAAACTGTCACACATCTGGCACAGTCAAAAGGATCATAAATGAACACAATTATGCTCAAAGAATTACTAATAAAACACGAAGGCCTGCGCCTCAAACCCTATCGTGATACTGTTGGTAAACTTACGATTGGTGTTGGCCGTAATCTTGAGGGGGTCGGCATATCTCAAGAAGAAGCATTTTATTTGCTAGATAATGATATTCGACAAGTTATTCAGCAACTCGATACCATCCCAATCTACTCTAAGCTTGACCCACAAAAACAAATTGCACTAGCAGACATGGCGTTCAATTTAGGCTTTAATGGCATTCTAAAATTTAAGCGCATGTGGGCAGCATTAGAAACTGCTGATTATGTCACAGCAACCCGAGAAATGCTAAACTCAGTCTGGGCCGAAGGGGCGCCCAATCGAGCACAAGCACTTATGAACCTCATGAGCAAGCACAATGAATAATCCTACTCAGAAGAGTTGAAACCCTAAGGTAATGTCTTATGAATATTCAACAAATAACAGACCTTGTAAAACAGGGTGAATCACATCGACTGGAATTTAAAAAATCCACAACTCAGCTCAAAGCTGCATTTGAAACTGTTTGCGCATTTTTAAATGATCAAGGTGGAACTGTTTTAATCGGCATTACCAATACGGGTGAACTCATTGGCCAACAGGTAACAGATAATACGCGTCAAGAAATTGCGAGAGAGATAAAAAAAATAGAACCCAAAGCATCGCTGGATTTTCATTATGAAACTGTCGAGGGAAACAAACAAATCATCCTAATTGAAGTCCCTGCTGGCAAACACATTCCTTATGTTTATGATGGACGAGCCTACGAACGAAACCAATCCACCACTGAAAGAATGACGCAACATCGCTACGAGCAACTCATGGTTCACCGCGGGCAACTGAATCATTCCTGGGAAAAACAACCCGCAAATGGCTATGATATTAACGATCTGGATCATGAAGAAATTCGACGGACCATCAAGGAAGGGGTCGATAAAAACCGAATTGGAGTCGAAGTATTAAATTATGACATCAGTCACATATTAACTAAATTAAAATTATTACAAAATGGCTATCTCATTAATGCTGCAGTAGTGCTGTATGCAAAAAACATCTCCCCCAATTATTCAAACTGCATGATAAGAATGGCTAGATTCAGAGGTACCGATAAGCTTGGAGATTTTATTGATAATCAACGAGTGTCCGGTAACGCGTTTCAACTCATCGCCGCCGCACATGATTTTACAGAACGCCATCTGCCCATCGCGAGTTATTTCGAGCCGAACAAAATGCAACGCATTGACCAGCCCGCAATACCCGCATTAGCTTTACGTGAAGCATTAATCAATGCAATCAGCCATCGGGATTATGCCACCGGATCAACAACGATTTCCTTAGCCATCTTTGACGACCGACTCGAAATTTGGAATGCCGGCGAATTGCCCCCTCGACTTAAAATTGAAGATTTAAAAAAACAACATGAGTCTTATCCGAGAAATGAAACGATTGCGACAATTTTCTATAACAGAGGTTGGGTCGAAAACTGGGGAACAGGTACCGTTCGAATGGCGAATTATTGTAAAACAAACGGAACGCCAGAGCCTGATTTTCAGGAATATTCCGGTGGATTCTCCGTTATTTTTCGATTTAAAGAAGCGATGAATACAATAAAATCTTTCGAGTCTTTGCAACGTGAATTTACATCACGCCAAAAAGAAATCATTACAATCTTAGGCCTCCAGAATGAAATGTCACTCAAAGAAATTATCCAACAGTTACAAAAACCCCCAGCAGACAGAACGATACGCGAGGATTTAACCGCGTTAAAAAAAATGGGGGTTATCAGCTCTCATAAACAATCTCGCAAAACAACCTGGTTTCTCATTAAGGAAAAGAAACAATAACTGCTGCAACTTACTGGCGGTTACTGGCGGTTACTGGCGGTTACTGGCGGTTACTGGCGGTTACTGGCGGTTACTGGCGGAATAGGGCATTAGTCATTAATAATTAATATATTATACAGAAAATCCTCCCAAACCTACGATTGATTTTATGTTGTCGATACCGCTGCAGCTAAAGCCCTTTATGACTACGTGATGGGGGATTTTCACCCCCATTTCATTTTGAATTGATCATATTCAAATGGGAAGCCATTTCCGCTTCAGCAAATGGCTGGCTTCATACCATTTTTTTGTTGCTCAATGAATCGTCGTGAACACTTACCACGGGAAAACTAAGATCTAATTCAGACTCCACACCTAATTCCTTCTGCACAAGATCATTAAGTACTGGATGGAGAGCAAGCTCATTCCGCAACTCCTCATTCATCAGAAGCCTACCGAGTGTTTGGCCATCTTCTAGGTCTGCTAGCAAACGCTGAGCGAAAATCACCGATCGATCAGGTGCGGGTTTTTTAAAAAGTCCTGTAATAGACAAAGCATTTTTTGATTGAAAGGTTATTATTGTTATAAAATTTTCAATGCATTTTATTTGCTGGCGAAGCTCTTGCCTTCGTTCATCATCGAGAAACTTTAGCTCAAAACGTTGGAGCACATCCTGCGGACGCATGCCATCAAATAAATGTTTCTGATGGAGTCGAAATAACATGGTTTGACAGTTCTCATTACGCAGACTTTTCCCTTGGTGAAAAAACTGTAATGCTTGATGACGAAGTTTATCTTTCTGGCTGCCTTCTTCTGCTAAATGACTGAGTTCGAGCTGAGCACTCCCTAATAAAAATAATTCCTGTGGTGTCATCACTTGACTCGGTGACAGTTTTTCATAATAGAAAACGAGCGCATCAGCATCTTTTCCCTGCAAGATTAAAAATTTAAAATCAATATAGTTACGTTTGGCACTACGGCAAAAATCTTCAACATAGTTAACATGCTGATCGACGAAATCCAAGGTTTCTCGAATCCAGACCTCAGAAGCATTTCCCTCGTTCATCTTTTTTAAAACTTCATCATATAAGCGTTCCCGAATCTCGCGAGGAAATTTTTTAATGAAAGAGATAGCTCGTTTTCTGGCTTCCTGGTCTTCTGATAATCCAATTAAGACAAGGTAAAAACAAGCATCAATTTTTCCATTGTCAGCGAGCTTAATTAAAGCCGTTAATGCTTCTTTCTGACCCAACATTAAAGAGCGGTAATAAAGTTTAGCGGCAGCTGCGTTATCAACAGGGCCTCCTTGACCGTTTTGGTGCATGCAAGCGCGATTATACATTGACTTCGCATTTCCTAAATTAATGGCGCGATCAAACAGCGCAATAGCGGCTGGATAATCAACAGGGCCTCCTTGACCCAGCTCGTGCATGCAAGCGCGATTATACATTGACCTCGCATTTCCTAAATTAATGGCGCGATCATACAGCGCAATAGCGGATTGATAATGAATAGGGCCTCCTTGACCCAGCTCGTGCATGAGAGCGCGATTATACATTGACCTCGCATTTCCTAAATTAATGGCGCGATCATACAGCGCAATAGCGGCTGGATAATCAACAGGGCGGCCTCCCTGACCATTTTGGTGCATGCTAGCGCGATTATACATTGACCGCGCATTTCCTAAATTAATGGCGCGATCATACAGCGCAATAGCGGCTGGATAATCAACAGAGCCTCCTTGACCCTTTTGGTGCATATTAGCGCGGAGCCAAAGCGCGTACCCATAAGCGCTATCTTCCACCCCATTACTTTTTAAAATATCATCCAACCGCCGTAAAATGGTCAAAACATCGTCGACAGAAAGCGCTCCTGCTTTAGAATAACGTTCGCACCATTCATCACAAGCACGAGCGTCTCCATCAAGAAGAATGTTGTCTAAAAGAACATCGAAACTGGAAGATAACATATCAAAACTACCTTAAAGTTAACTAAAATTATTTATGGGGGAGGTTCCAGGGTGTGTGGCCTGGCCGGGTGAGAATCCTCCATCGCGTAATGTTCAACGGGAACCGCTGATGGTTTTAACCGTATGGATAGGAATGATAAAGTATAAAAGTTAATTATTTATTAAAAAATTCAAATTATCCTAAATTCGTCAGTTAAAATTTATACAATCCCCTAATTGCAGAGGCAGAATCACGAAATACTTGGAAGAATTTATTCATGCATAATTTGATTAGGATATGGCTAGTGATTTTTTCTATTTAAATATTCATTTATTAGATATGCGGTACAGTCCCTCGAAGTGAGTTTTTATCGTGAATGATAGCTGAATTGGCATAAATAAAAAACCCGCTCTGGTTCGCATTGTTAAGAAGCGTAGCGGGTGTTGTTATGCATAATGAAAAATTATCCCTTTCAACTTAACCCATCACCAATCCAAAGGTGTATAATATCATCCACATGGAAATCAATGTGCTTTTAATCCTTGTGCCACTCCCATAAATTGTTACCTTTAAAATTTTTTATCAACTCACTCGGATTTTTGCATTTCAGCTGCTGACAAAGTAATGCGCCAAACGACGCAACAATGGATAATGGAATTTTCTGCCTACGTGATATTTCTTCATTTTCAACTCCGAATAAATAGTAATTAAATATTTTTGCTTGCAAATAATTTAAATAAATTTTTTCATTATTGGTTTGAAATTTAAATTCGATTTTAGGAAAATTTAAATCATTATTTTTAGTCATCAAACATTGATCAGAATCATGAAGTTTCTCATGACCATCAAAAAATAACGTCACTTGCCCGCTCCTTTATTCGTAGTTTTTTGTTGTGACTTCAAAAGAAAAATAACATAAGGCTGATCCTCAAGTTTCATCCGTAGCAGAATAATATGAACGTAAGTTAATCATCATCAAACATCCTTTTATTTAATCCCAAAAAATTGATCCCGTCCCTGAAGTCTTTTTTCAGTTTCTGCGAGGTCGCTGTATTGACTGCAGCTTTAGCAATCTTTTAAACTCCAGTAAGTTTTCTAAATCAATTTTTACTTTTGTAAAAAATAACATTATAATTTACATTTGTAAATAGAAAGGGGCGCGCAATGGCTGATATAACGCTTATCGAACAAAGAATTACGAAAGATAAGATCTGTTCATTTTCAGACAGGGTCGAGCAATTGTTATCAAATAGAGGCTGCACAAAGGCATGGCTTGCGAAAGAGCTGAACATATCAAGACAACTGCTCAACAACATCCTCAAGAATTCGAAGTCCCCTAGGTTTATTTCAGAAATTGCTCTAATTTTTAACGTTAATCCGATATGGCTGAAGACTGGAAAAGGGAAGATTTATGCTTCATCACTATCCGTGCCCAATAAAATTCCTCTCTATAATCTTTCCGATGTCATTTGCTGCAAATTAATCGAAGATACCCATCAAATTGATACCATCCTCTTTAAGAAAAAAGAGGAACATCATTATTTTTCCATTCTATTCAATAACTACCCCTCCATGGAGCCAAAATTTGAAGAAAATTCAACCCTTATTTTTGATAAGGATATTATTCCAGAAAACAAAAATTATGTTTTAGCCAGAGTAGATGAAAAGGACATCGTATTTAGACAATACATCAAAGAAAAGGACCTCATTATTTTGAAAGCACTAGACCGAGACTACGAAAGCATCCGTCCTAAAAAATTCGAGATATTAGGCGTATTAATTGAAACGAGAATTAAATTCTAATTGACGATAAATGGAATGCTTTTCACCTCTTCCATTCCTTCCTTTCTTAAATAGTTTTTAATTAAATTAGTAATAGGGACAACAAAAACGCTAAACAGCGCCGAAAAAATAAATTTAACCGCTACGAGATCCAAAAAAATATTTAATGTTTGAAAAATATTTCTGCCTGGGGAAAATGACAAAAAAGTGAAGATCAAGGAGAAAACCACCTCCCCTGGAAAAGTAGAGGACAAGTATCTTGCGTATAAAGATCGCCCCTCGAATTTGATTTTTAACAATTGCATTATTTTGCTAGTAAGCTTATATCCAATGATCGACGCTATCATCGCATCGATCAGCGTTTTCGGTCCTAAAAAGAATGTGCTGGCTATTTGCCCATCGGTAATACCAGCTGCCACTACCCCAAAAAGACCTAAACCAATAAATATTAATTGGGATATCAATTTTACAAAAATAAAATAATTCGCATAAGATGCATTGTAGATTTCCGTAACCAAATCGATAACAAAAAATCCTATGCAGAAAAAAATAACGCTTGGATTAAACAAAAACTGATACCCATAAATGTCAATTTCTCTAAAAAAATTATTTAGCTCGATCGACAGCGATTCACAAACAACAAAAACCATGGAAGTAAAAAGGAAAAATTTCACCTCCCGCGCTGAGATCGAAATATTTTCACGCATTTTTTTATATACTCTCTATGATGAATAACGAGCGTCGTACTGTCTATCTTCAACACCGATTCAAGCGTGGCCAATGTCACTATTGCCTGGGCTTGTGCTGGCATAAATTTAGAGAATACACCGGATTCGTTTAACTCGCTTGCACTTGCGTATTCAATATTTCTCGAACCGATCACCCGGTAATAGATTATCGAATTAAAACTATCGTTATGCTCCCGTAGCTCAATGTCTTCAATAATGTATTCATAAATAACGCCCTTACTTGTAGCAATATGCCAAATGTTTGAGATATAATCTGCGATCTTTGTTAACAAGTTGATAGGGTTGGTCATATTTATGAACGTTTTTATTAATGGCAACATTATCTCAGAAGATCAAGCATATATCCATCTCAAGGACAGGGGCTTGCTGCTCGGAGATGGAATTTTTGAAACCTGTAGAGCAGAACAAGGCTACATTTTATTCTTTAAAGAACATTACAAACGATTGGTTGAATCCGCTCATTTTTTATCAATGCCTCTTCCCTACACCTCTGAACAGCTGCTGGCAACATGCAGAGATTTATTGGAACTGAATAAATTAATGGGTGGCGCTGCCGCCATTCGGATCACCCTCACAAGAGGAGCAGGTTTACGTGGTATTAATATTCCTGACAAACCACAACCAACCTTATTTATCACCGCTGCGGCGTACGCAACACCTAATCAATACCCTACTGCATTTATCACCAGCATAAAACGAAACTCTCATTCGCCGATCGTCAAACATAAAACATTAAATTATTTAGAACCTATTCTTGCGCGCACTGAAGCGCAAGCAAAAGGATTTGATGAAGGTATTATGCTCAATGTTGATGGAAACATTTCCGAATGCAGTATTGCCAATATTTTTTTTATTAAAGATGGCGTTGTGACAACCCCTGATCTTGATAGCGGGATTCTCCCTGGAATAGTGAGAGAGTATGTCATTACGCTATGTAAAAAAATCAATATCCCGATTATTGAAAAAAAGATTTCTCAAGCAGAAGCGCTAAATTCTGATGAGGCGTTTCAAACGAACAGTTTAATTGGGGTGCAATCATTATCAGCAATTAACGAAAAATCGCTAGCTATTAATAAGTCACCTGTTTCAGGTACGATTTTTAGCGCATACAATGAGTTTGTCAAACAAAGCCAGCTTGAGTTTAAAAAGCAACTGGAAAAATCGCAGCAAATCCCGGCGGCACCTTAGATTCCATCAAAGCAAGTGACCAATAGTGGATTACGTGTAAATTTTCGCGCCTACTTCTATTTTGCAATTAAATGAAAGCGTATTTGATAGCAATGTATAGCAACATCAAGCTTCTGATACAAAGCGCTAGGATCACGCTTTGTGAAATATTTTCACATAAAACCACCAGATTAGATTTCTGTATTCAGGCTGCAATTGAAAAAAAGAACTCAGGCATGCTAGCAACCACTAATACTTAGTCGCTGGCGCGAAATTTAAAAGAACGACAAGGGTGGATTAGCGCTGAAAAGCGCGTAATCCACCCTACGAATAAATTTCGCGCCAGCGACTACTTAGGTCAAGTGCATTCAACAGCCTCTTCAAAATTCCATTAGATCTTATTTTGAATATGCGAAATCAACATTTTTAAACTCTGATCAATACGGTTATTCATGGTCTCAATCGCATGGTACACGCGGTCACACTGTTGCTCCAGTAATCGCATACGCTCATCGACTTGGTGTTTAAAAGAATCTAACGCCATTTTGTTGCGATCGACTTGTGTTTTTAGCGAATAATAAGCACTGATAAATGCGGCGATCCAACCAATCAGCTGAACGCACACGACAATAATGGATTCCATTATCGGTCTCCTTTGAATAAATTCAATGACTGTTGCTTCACGCCGTGCCACGACACCACGCCTAAAATCACGCCTGGAATCACAAATAATTCTGAAATCGGTGTGATACTGGATAATAATGCAGAAGCCAACGTGGGATTCGCAATTAACGAATAAACCACTGCGCCGATAAAACCAAAAAATCCGAGCGCACTTAACCATCCCCACGCACTGCGCCAATGGTCAAACCAGTTGGGACTTTGCACTTCAGTTTGCATGGTGGTGTTAATCGTTTGCAAACGCTCTGTCTCTGCTTGCAGAATTTCTGTTTGCAGCGACAATAATTTTTCGAACGCCTGTGGATCGTTTTTTAATGCCTCTAAAATCGAATCAGGATCGCTATTCACACCCAACACTTTTGCAACCAGTGTTCCGATCACAGAACCCACCGGTCCGAATAACGAACCCAACACCGGCGCTGTTTTTCCAATGGTTTTTCCCACTTCACTCCAACTCATTTTTCACCTCACAGTTTTATCATCATCGGCACCGCAAACCACGGCTGCATAATATTGTGTGGCAATCCTTGCAACCCATATTCAGCACCCGTCGACGTAGCTACGGATTCTGAGTACCAGGTACCGTGAGCTCTATCAACATGCTGCCCCTGTGGTATTGACACATACGAAGGCCTCGTAAAGTTATGCTGATGCGGTGGTATTTCAGCGAGGGATAATGGATGTTGCTCAGCGCCTCCTGCTTCGAAAATAGTTCGTGGTGTTAATCCAGCACCTCTGCCCATCGCTGTTAAAGTTCTTCCTGCTAAGAGTGGAAGTCGAATCGGCTTATTGCCATAAAAATCTTCATCCGCACTCAGACCTCGCCCTCCAATCACGGGACATAAAGCATCACTGGCACGATTCCACAAAGAACGATATAAAGCGATCGTATCGAAATGAGCGCGGTTGGTAGCAGCAGAATGAGTATTACCAATCGTACGATCATCCGCCCATATCCAGCCCTTTGGCAATACATCCGAATAAATCGGTTGTAACCAACCGGTTGGAAAATTTTCCCAAAATTCCTCTTCCTTTATTTCCGGCTGATATTGAAAATCACTCACTGCATTGCCCAATTGCAACTGCACATTACTGATTGCAATGCTGCTATAAACGGTATTGGTCGGTAAACAAAGCATCAACGTCAATTGGTCATCCTGATTGATCCCAATCGTCTTACCATTCACATTGGGAACGGTATAAGTCGCTGTATAACGCGCCCAAGTCGTCGTTAAATCAAAATTCTTAACGAGTGATTTAACGGCTTCTGAGGCTGAACCGCCCGTTCCAAAATGCTGGTTTAACTGCAGTTCCAAAGGATAATGGCTGGATGCTTTGGCATAGAAACTAATGACAATTTTGCTCTTCGCAAAGGTCTGAACACCTTTAAAATCTTGAGCTAAACATTTTAAAACTTCATCACCTCTCCCAACGTCGGTACAGCTAAATTCCGCATAATATACCGGATTAAAAGGCACTTCATTTTGACCTAAAGCAAAACGTCGCAATACCAGCTTATCTTTTGCATTCGTATTGGATTTACAAAAGCGCCAGCCATCAACAATGGGGCTATCCGTTTGTTGGCTTAAATCCAGCTGCTCGCCCAGTGAAGAAACCGAAAATTGCGGGTTACGACAAAAATTCTCAACTTTTTTATAAACGGTATTATGACTAGCGCTACTACCTGAAGTAGCATTGTAATTATCTCGTGTAAAAATCATTTGATTATGATTGTCAAAGAGTTCGATATAATAATCTTCATCAGAAGCCCAATAAATGGTTGCCTGACCTTTGGAATCCAACACGATCGGATTAGTATTTGGCGTACTACCGAGAGAATCAGCATAGGTTCCCCTTGGAATCCGAGTGCCTTTTTTATAAGTATAGAGTTTACCACCCACCAAAGGATTACCTCTCGCATCAATGCCCGTCCATTTTGGATTGGGTGCTAAATGATAGGTGATTTCACTTTTACTGGTTTTTAACATGATTATTTTGACTCCGCGGTTAAGTAATTAATCGGTGCCGACAAATATTTGGCGACTCGTGCATTTTGTTTGGGGTTGCCCAACTGCTGACGAATATAAGCCTCACGCGCTTTGGGACTATGAAAATAATTCATCAGTAAACGATTACCGATGAGGCCTGTTCCTAATGTCATGGGCGCAATGACTTTCCCACCCAATAAATAACCGAGACCTCCCACTTCTCCCGTGCGAAGCAAGCTTAAATTTTGGTTGGACATCGGAACCTTCGGCATCACACTGTGTAAAGCCAGTAACCGGTCAAATTCTTTTTTCTGATTTTTGGTAAGTAATTTTTCTCGCACGGTGGGATTCATTTTCTGATAAGCAGACGCTAATTTTTCTGAATCAAACTCGTGCAACTCATCTGCTGTACGACGAGCCAATTTTGAAAAATGCAAATAGGCAAGCTTGGATTTCATTTCCGGTGACAGGTGCTCAAACACTTTTTGGTGTTCATGGCTCAGTAATTTATTAGCCAATAATCCCGTCATTTTTTGTTTATCGAGCACCTGATAAAAATAGCGATGGCGATACGGAACCACATTGTCTTTAAAATAACTTCGCGCTTTTCGCCAATCCGCCATTAATTCTGGCTTTCCCGATTGCTCCAATGCGTATTGCATGTCTTGATGAATCGCATCCTGCAGTTTCAAAATCTGTGCCGCTTCTCGTTGTTCACCCTTATGTTGTAATTGACGTGTCAACTGATCTAAATCCGCATGCGTGAAATGCAATTCCGTAAAAGAAGGCGAGTAACGTTTATTGTCTTTGATTTTAATCAATGCACGCTTGATTTCTGCACCTAATGAAGGGAAAAGCGCTTTGTCGTTTTCTTTCAATAGTTTTTTGACGGTTTGGCGAATCACCAACGGATGAATCTTCACACCCGCATTTTCCACTCTTAAATTTAACTGATTAAAAAGGTGTTGTGCTTTATCGGTGTGCGCATTACGATTAAATCGTAATGCATCCATAACCTCATCCTGTATTTTGTCGGGATGAGAATCGTTTAATAACGTTTGCAAAAGGGCGTGAGCCTGCTGTTTCGTTGCTTGCTGTAACACGTTTGCTTTTTGTGAAACTCCTGAGAACGGCATTGCGCTCAAGAATTTTTCCGGCCAACGGGTTGAAACACCCAGTGCCTTGTTCAAGGAGGCAGGAACAGCACCTAATTTTTCGTGTAAAACAGCCAGTTGTTCTGGCGTTCGAAGTCCTGAAAGTCCTTTTTTAGCTTTGAGAGCTAATCGTTTCAAATAATTTTCAGTCATACCTGAAGGCAATCCAACACCCGCGTGAAGAGCACCTCCCAATGCAGCACCCGTTGCAAACGATTCTGGCAATGATTTTTGTTCATCACCCGCATTAAAAACTGCATTTTGAATGCCACTGTTAATACCCGAATCCACCACACGCGGTAAATTCCGTGCGAAGAAATTTTTAAGCGCTGTCACCGCGGGTTTTGATTTTGTGATCAGCGTTGCTGCGCGTAATTGCGGCAGCATAAAACTCGGTATCATTTCACCGAAAAATTTACCTGCTTTCGCGTCAAACTGCTGCTCTTCTTCGGGCGTTAATACCGATGCACGTGGCACGCGTCCCGTATAACTTTTTAATTTAGGATCAACAAGATGGCCTAAGCCATTGGAGGCGCGAATATAAAGATTACCAAGGTCCGTTCCAAAGTCCGCAACACCTTGCACAAACCCTTTCGCTTCTCGCTTTTGTACGTCCAAAAAAGTATTTTTCAAACCCGATGATTTTTCACCCGATAAAATCTTCAGTCCTTCATCACTGATTTTTTGATAATCATCATTGGCTAATGCGTGAAGATCTTCATTCGAGAGTTTTTTTAATGTTTCTGCATCAACGCTCATTTCCAGATTCCAGATTTTTTACGCCGTGCAATTTCAGCGAGGAGTGCACTTTTATGAGAAATGGGTTCCAGAGGAATGCCTTCCCGCAACCGTGTTGTCGATTGATCTTGAAATTCATTCAATTGATTTAACGTGTCTAAAATCCGCTGACGATAACCATCTCCCGTTTCACCTGGATGCGGCTCAATCGTTTTTTTCATGACGTGTAATGCATACTCGGAAGGGCGTAAGCCGTAAGCTTTTAATAACGCTTCCGGTGCGGTTTCTAAACTCGCTAATCCTGAAGCGCGCTCGCTCGGTGCACTAAAATGCGACCCCAACCAGCGATTACTGACCCCTTGTAAATTCGTCGATAAATTTTTCCAGCCACTTTGAAACTGCGGTAATTTCTGCATGATATTATTAATTTGCGGTGTGACGCGCTGTACCGCGGACACGGCCGTTTGATCACTCGTCGTCATCGGTGTGGTATCCGTTGAAATGGCTTGACCCGTTTGGGGGTTGAAAAACGTTCCACCGGCACCACCATAGTGACTGCCCATCATCGGATTTTTAAAATAATTTCCGATGGAAGGTCCACCTTGCGAAAATAATAATTCACCCTTGGGTCCATACACTTGCGTGCCATTCGACATCTCCGTTGCTTTTTGCAGCGCTGCATCAAAGGCTTTTATTTGTGGGGAATTTTTTCCATAGAGTGATATGGCTTGTTGGCGATCTTGCATGAGCCTTCCGAAAGAAGACAGCGGCTGCTGCAATTTTTGTTGCTGCATTTGAGGCAGTAATTGCGCTTGTTGTCGCAGTAAACTCAATCGTGCGTGTTGTTCTTGTGGTAAATACTGCAAACGCAATTGATTGAGTTGATTGGCTTGATGCGTTTGTCGCAGCGCTTCCCCTTGGCTCATGCCATTCATAAAATTTGTAAAAACATTACTGGGCGCAACGGGCGCTAATCCTAAATACGGCATCAGAAAAAACTCCCGATCAAACCACCCACACCACCCAGAAAAGCATTCATTCCATTCGCTCGCGCCATATCTTGATTCGCTCTCGCAACACCTGATGCAGAATAATCATTCGCAATGCCATTGCCGGTATTCATGGCCCAATTTCCCAGTTGATTTGCTGCACCATAACCCATATTGGTTAAGTTCGATAAACCCTGTTGATACAGCCCTTGCTGCGCTAGCAGTTGATTAAAATAATTTTGCATATCACCACTCGCAATATTCTGTGCGAGCTTCATCGAATTTTCTTGGTGGCCACTACTACCGAGCATTCCGCTGGCTGCCGCAGCTTGATTCCCGGCATGAAGTGCTTCTTGAGTTTGGAATTTTGCAAAGGGAGATTCTTGATAGCCCTTCATCCAATCACCCGATTGCAGATTTTTACCAAATTCAGTGAGATAATTTTGAAATTGATTGACCCCTTGATTTCCGGCTTGTAAATAAGGGGCCATGGTTTGATTGGCTTGGTTCCAATAATTCTGCCGAGTATTCAACCCTTGCTGAATATGACTTTGCAGATCTTTATAGGCATTCCGCTGACCACCACTGAATAAATCGTCAAACCAACCCATGCTTATTCGTCCTCTTTTTGGAGTGCAGCGACTTGTTGCTGCACCGCTAGAAACCAATTCTGCCATACACTCGACAGCACCCAATTTCCGGCTGAATCTTTGATGAGTAATGGATCATAGATAGGAACCGGGCTTAATCGCGGTGTTAACTTCATGTTGGCATCACCTCATAGTGAAGCGTGGCACCAAAAATAAGCGCTTTAACCGGATGCCAAAGTTCAATTTTAAAAACATAATCTCGGCTCATTCCTAATCGCCGCCAAATCACGCGCTGTCCAAAATCACCGGCTCGTCCGAGCGTTAAAGCGTGCTGGTTACCAAAACGGTGCCCACCATCTCGAGAAAAGGATAATAAAATCTTAGGCGCTTCTTCATCACTGGATGCCATCGAAGTTCCTGTTTCCAGTAATAAGTCGAAGGAAGCGACTCGAAGCTGATGATTGCTTGAATCACAAAAATGGGGCCCTGTTCGTTCACGGTGAATCCATTCACCACCGTTAGTCAGATAACGGGATGATAGGGCTAATAAGTAAGGACCCTTTTTATCACCCACAATATGTTCGCTATTAAAAAAAGCGTGGCACGTCGCTTGATGACAGCCTTGCTGGCTATCTTGTAATTGGCTCCACGCATTCATGGTTGCATCGTATAACCACGTCACTTGGTCGTCTGGAAACGTCAGCTGATAAAAAATATGTCCGTCTTCTTTAAACACAAATCCAAAAGAATTTTGGATATTTTGATACTGTTGAATCGCGTATTCTATAACGGGGGTACTGATGGTGCGAGGCAAAGTGCCATCGGTCATTTTAACGGAACCCACCCCATCTTTGTCACGGGCCAACCAAAACAAGCATTGGTGTCCCGCTGCAATCGTTGCACGTGAAGCACATCCATATTGCAGTAATAAATTATTATCACGTCGTAAAGGGAAATCACTGGCACCTGCGTCATACCACACTTCGGTGGCATATTCGCCGAATAAAAATAAACGACCGTGCAAAGTGGCTAAACCCACTAATTTACCAGGCTGGGATTGCACCAAAGCAAATTGAGTGGCTCCCGTCTCAAGCGTCCATTGATTCGCATTATTGAGTGCGCTCAAATGGAAAACATTCGAGTCGCCCTGACACACAATAAAATAACCATCCAAATAATCAATCATCTGAGGTTGTGTCGTGAAACCACTGTCGGTGATTTTTTGAAAAACACCCGTTGTAAAATGATAGGTATACCCACCACTGCCATCCACAATGACCAGCATCTGATTATTGTGAACCATGGATACAAAGCCAGAGGGTGAACCAATAGAGCCGATTTTAGTGACATCCATCAGTTGATTCACTCGATACACTTCATTACCGACGATAACAAAAAGAATTTCTCCATTCGTATAAAGTTGGCGTATGGGTAACTGTCCTTCTTGCAGAACTTGACGTAATTCAGTGCCAGGCGTGGGCACGAGCATCCTCGGACGCTTGCCAGTGGGATCTTCAGCCACATAAAAATTAATGCAGGTCTGTGCGTCCCAATCGAGAGAACGCTCGGTATAGGCTTGTCCAACAATCGTATATTCGATGGATCGCATTAAAGCGCTCGCTCCGTTTTTATTGTTAAATCGGGGATATTGGATGCCAGCAGATTCAACACCATTTTTTCTGCTCGATTTTCAATGGTGGGTGATAGCGAGGCGCCCACCATCGCGGCAAAATCCACCGCAATTTGATAAGTGAGGGCTCGCCAATAATGCGCCGGCACCTGATCAAATTGCTGGAATAAATCGACTTCCAATAATCGTTGCTTACAAAGAAGATGGATGGTGTAGGCTTTATCGGGAACGGCATCAAAAATCAACTGACTGTAATTCGGAAAACGTCGTAGCAATAATCCCGTGGGTCGTTGCACCGCGTTTTTTAACAGGTGCAAATGTTGCGATTCCGACAACAAATCTAATTCAAACGTATCGATGGTTGCCTGAAGAATATGAATCAGTTCCGCTGCTTGAATATCCGAAGGAATGCGGTTACTCACCACAACGTGTTTTTTACCCGGCGTCAGTGAAAAAGATAATTCCGATTGATACGGAATATAAATTCCAAAGCCACCCCATTCATCCAAAATGTCATTCAAAATGGATAAACCATCCATGAGATAAGTCGCGGGCATATCTTCATTCGCTGGGTGAATACCCGTCAATGCAATGCCGCGACGAATCACATCATTCGGTGTTTGCGCTCGTGCCATCACACCACCACTCGAACGCCATATTCCGGATTACACAACCAACCGTACATCACATCAAACCGAATTCGGCTTCGATCCGTTTTAGAATCGTAATCTTCAATCATGCGCATGGCGATACCGGTTTCGTTATCCACCACGGTTTTTGCAAAACCGGCACCACGCGGCTCTGGTAATCGAATGCACGCGAGAGAAAACGCTTCTCGGCTGTAAATAAAATTATTGCTGAAGGTACTGTTCGGTTTACCCAGCACGGTAATTTTAGCTTTATCGTCAGGTGACTGACTCACTGTTTTATACGGGCCTGAAAGAACGAGGTCATTTTTGAAATTAATCACCGCGTTACCCGTTTCATCAGAGATAACCTCATTACAGACGACAAAGCGTTGTAAATTGGAATCTCCAGAACCAATGGGAAGTCCGGTCACCGGATTGACGGTATAAACATTTTCGATATAAAAAATATCACCTTCGTTTAATACCGTTTTCTTCGGCGTCCAGCCAGAAGTTTTGAGTGATTTTCCGCTTTGACCACCCCCATTCACCAGGGGTGTTCCGCCTTGCACTCCGACAACATGCGGAACTAAGTTTTGTGATTCATAAATATCAAGACCCGCTAAATTTCCTAATGCAGCGCGTTCAGAGATATTTTTATTGAGCGTGGCATTAAATGAATTTTGCAGTGAGTTTTTTAAATCCGTCGCATCATCAATGTTCATCAAGCAGTAATCCGGATTAACACCCACTTTACTGAGGAATGCCCGACCCCGGTTAATATCCGCAAACGTCATGCTTTTACCACTGGCTTGAACGGTGTGATAAATCGCCTCCAGTCCTACTTGAATACCGCGATAATCGACTTGATTCGCTAAATCTTTCATCGCAGGTTCAATCACATTTTCATTGAATTTGCGTAATTCTAAGCCGCGTTGCTTACTCGAAAAAATCATGTCGACACCATCTTGATGCGCAACCGTAATGCTGGTTGAGCGTTGCACGAAATCTTGATCCAACGCCACTTCACCCGATCGCACCGTAAAATTTACGGGTTTTTCAATGCGAATGGTATCACCGCGACCGACGGTAAATTCATCGCGATATTGAATATTGGCGGTTGACGCGAGAGACAGATGATTCATGAAGGAAGCTAAAGCAGTTTTAGCAATCACATCATCGCTAATAAATTGGTTACTCATGGTGTTTTACCTCGTTTTTAAATACTGTTTGATTTCAGAAGGACTCATGTCATCCATGCTTTTGTGAGCCGTGACGGTGGATGAAAGCGGTTTAATTGGTTTGGGCGCTTGCGATTGAATTTTTGCGGGCTTTGATAATTTTGCTTCGAGTCGTCCTATTTCTTGCGCAGCACGCAAGGGATTTTCAAGACTCAATCGTGCAATGCGTAAGGACTCCTCTTTATTTTTTCCGAGCCAATACAAAATATCCGGGCCTTTATCAGAAGCCATAATCGCCTGGCCCATTAATTCCGTCACCGGAAAATCCGCGTGCGCCACCGCTTCATAATCAGCGTAGTGGTTCTTTGCCTTCGCTTCTTGCGCTTGAAAAGTATGAAATTGCATTTCAACGTGACGGCGCTGATGTTCTCGATAATGAGCTTCTTGGCGCGCTTGATTCAGCTTTTTACCGTGCTGCAGTATTGCTTCTAAATAATCTTTGGTGTCGTCATAATCCGCTTTATTGGGCTCTTGTAATGACTGACCCGTGAGGGGATCAAGCAACTGTTCATCCAGAAGTGAAAATGATTCTGCTGGTTGAAATTTTTTTGGCTCAATTTCAAGGGCAGGTTCACTGTCAGATTCAGTCTCTACATTTTCGAGCGCTGGTTCTTCCTTTACGGATAACGCTTCAGCTTCGGGTTGCTCGGTGGGGTCAATCATTGCTTCAGTGACTTGTTCTTCAGACATAGAGATTCCTGTACGGTTGTTTGTGTAAATGGTTCATCACGGCAGTATCGTAAGACAATTTCGCCTTACCCATTTCAGCTTGAGTTTTAATATGATTGGTGTGGACATCTACACCGAGCTTATAACGTTCTAAAGCCATTTTATTGGCTTCATTCTCAGCCTTCATCTGCTCAATTTGCAGGTGCTGTTGCTGTAATTGCGCTTGTGGATTAGGTGATGCTGGTGGTAAAGGTTTACCTTCTTCTTGTGCCAAAATCTGTGGTGGTAATAATGTTTTTAAGCGATCCACAATTTGGGGCATATTTTCTAACTCTAAATTGCCGGCAATTAAATCGGGAATCAGCTGTCCGATTTGAGGATGGCTGGTCGCTAACTGCATGAGCTGCTGCAAGCTTTCGGCTTTTTGCACCGCATAATTAGGACCCGCTTCTACGCGTACCGAATAACGGACTTGATTCAAATCATGATGATACTGATCACCGACCGGATTATTAATCGTCACTAATTGCTGCGATTGATCTCTCTTTCGAATCGGAATCGTACGGGTGGTATCCATCACGACCGGAATTAAATTCAAAATCACTCGCGCACAGGATTCTACTGCACGATTGAGATTGTCGAAATACACAAAGGTAGAGGCATTGCCTTGCTTCACGCGATTCATAATCGCAACGCCACTCTGTTCGTTACCCGGCATTCCTAAATTCGCTTCATAGCGTCCTAAAATCTGTTTAATGTCTTGTTTGGCGCGTTCGTATTGCGCCATTAACGTAGCGGAAATTTCACTCGGTGGAATTTTTTGAGGAATAAAACCGGTGCGGGAATCTGGCGTAAAAATCATCGCACCTTGCACACGATCCGGATATTTCCACGCGTCCTCATTATTTTTAATGTTCTCGGGTGTGGCTAGCCATTCTTCACGACGGCGATTGAGTACCGCTAATGCCGCTTCGGATGCAATGTAATTGAGGTAGCGTTGAGCATCTTTAGCATAATGAATAAACGATTTTGTGATCTGTTGGCCTTCACGATAAAAAGAATCGCCATCCACGAAAATAATCGGCAAATCTTTTGAAGGCCATTCGTTTTTTTCCAAAATGGCATGGCCGGTTAGTTGGTAATGCAGGATTTTATAATCTTCCGCATCACGCTCATTCAGAATCGTGATCGCGGGCTGTTCAGTCAATAATTTTTGAGCGTCTGCTTTTTTCAGAACGTTGCCGTTGCTCAGCTGCACGATGGTCGTTGTGAAATATTCTTTTACAAAATACTCCGCGATCGTCACGGTTTTATCCGTTTTCCAGGTAAAATGGCCGCTCTGGTCGAAAGATAACGGTACCGATTGATCCGGGTAACGACGTTTAAATTCCTCTCGCGTCAGCGTTTCATAAACGCCACAGAAGCGACCATCCGATTTGTCGGGCTTTTCTGCACTGGGATCAAAAAACGCGGTCGTAGGGTCGCTCAAATGCGTTAATCGAATATTTTGGTGAAAGCTCTCGGGGGATTCGTATTCGGTGATAATTCTGAGTGCGGAAAATCCACCAACCATGGTCCATTTAAAGGCTTCCTGAAAGACGATATCGCTTTTGGATTCGTATAACACCTGACGAATAATTCCTTCCCGTAAATCAATGTCCTGCTGCTCTACGTGACTTGAAACCGGATGCACGAGAATATTCGGTGTGTTTTGTCGCTGCTCGCCAATAATCGCTGACACGTGGGCATACAGTTGATTGAGTTCAAACGTCGGCTTGCCTTCATTTAAACGTCGGCGTTTGATGTCGGAGTCCCATTGTGACATTAACGCAAATTCGATGTCTTTTTTCGCACGATCCACATTCTCTGAAAAATAGTCAAACCACGATTCGATATTTTTACGTGCTTCTTTTAAAAAATCGGTGTCATTCATTTTTTTCATAATGCGAAGAAAGAGCCTGTTTTATAATGGGTCGTGATATTTTTGGGTTGGGAGCGTAAATGATGCGCGAACTTCAGGCAGCCGTATTGTAAGGCGTCTTGCGCGTGAGAGAATTGATTTTTAGTGGGTTGATCTTTGTAGCGCTCATCACCGATTACTTGTATGCGCTCGAAACAATATCGGCCTAAAAAGCCTTGTCGCAAGCGTTGGCAACGATCGGAAATCACTAATCCAGGTTCACCATCCACGAGCTGCGTGAGAAAATGCGCAACCGCGTTGCGGCGACGACTAAAATCATTGGTCCACGCGGCATTGGTAATAAAACCTAATTCGTTTAATACACCAATACAGGTCATCGACTCATCGGTTTGACTGCCCGCTAATCCCGCAGGATCAGCTTGTCCAGTTTCACATTCAAAACCCGCATAATGTGTTGCTAAAAAGGGTTTGACCCCGTGTTCGGCAAACGTTTTAATCCCCGTTTTTTCGGCATTTAATTCATCCAGCACACGGATTTGACCGTGTGGGGTTAATTGCAAAATCACACACGCGGGTGTTAATCCAAAATCCCAGCAGAGTAATAACGGAATGTTGGGCAACGCTTTTAAATCTTTGACGCAATGCACACGATCGACGTATTCCGGATACACCGGTTTTCCATCACTCACACTGCCGTATTCGCCCTGCAAATACACTTTAATCCACTCTTTGGTTTTTCCTTTCGCTTGATTCAAATAATATTGCGCATTGAGATTGCTCGTGTTTTCAGCGAGTGGATTCAGTTGATAATGTCCATTGACCTCAATAATCGCGGGCGGGTATTTGTAAATCGAAAAGCCTGATATGTTTTGTTCTTCAAACTGCTTATAAATCCAATGGTCCTGATCGGGAGGATTGGTATCCATGATCACGCCAAACCAACTAGCACCACCCTGCATTTTAGGTGGGTAACGACCGCAACGTTGTGTCGCGGCATCTAAAATGGCTTTTGGTAATTCACGTGCTTCATTAATCCAAACGCCGGTGGTTTCGAGCGACAATAATTTTTTGACGTCTTTCGGTTTATCCATCGACAAAAACCACACCTGCAAATCCACATCATCAAATTTAATATGATGCGTAATGGGCGATCCGAAAATAATCGAATTAAACCAATCACCGTGATGATTCCCAAACGCGCGTCCATTAATACACGCATCCCACGTTTGCACCGTCGTACTTTTAAGCTCAGGGTATGTGTTTCGAATCACAACCCATCGTGAATAGCGCCACCCATCCTCTGCTTTCTGCTGCTGCATGGCGCGATGAATTATTTCCATGCAGCACGCCACACTTTTGCCACTCCCTACTGGACCCATTAAAAGACGCACGAAATCATGGCATTGATGAAAGCGTGAAGCGGTATTTGAAGCGTTATAGCGTAGTTGAACACTCATTGCTTTTTTATCTATTTGCTTATGATTATGCGTCTGTTGATGGGCTTAGATTTAAGTGGAATGAGACGGGATTTTCAATGTCTCCCGTTAGTGTAACCGAACGTAATTTGGGCGCGAGATACTGCGCGATTTCTTTGGCGGCGGTCAGTTGAATCGTTTGATCGTCGCTGTATTTGGCTAATTCAATTAATTTATGAAACGCGCAGAAATCCATCTCTTCTAATACCGAAGCAATATACGTTTGGACGTGTTGGATTTTTTTATTTTTAGAACCTTTCGGACGACCATTCGGATTGCCCGATTGACCTTTAATAAATTTGGACATGCAGTGATGTTCCTGTATTTTTTTGCAATTTACAGATAAAAACAGGGAAGTAAAATAAAAGTGACGGGGATTTTTATGTCTGTCGAATAACAGATGACGAAATTATTGATTATTTTTTAATAAAAGTCAAGGAAATTTGCGCTAAATTTCATTTAATTCCACACGAATGACTTTCCGAAATACGTTAACCTTTCTTTTGATTTGATCCCACTTCCGCTCTTCAGTAAAATACAATACGCTTATTTTTTGTCGAATGATTAACTCAAAAGGGACCATGATGCAACGTTGGGATTTTGCCAACATGGAATTTACCGCACGAACACTTTTTGCAAAAATTCATAAGCGCAAACACACCAGCAACCCTAATCACGACATTCATTTTTTGACACGTGAACTCGATATCTGGTTGCCCACCGGCATTCGAGCGTTAATAGATGGCAGTTATATCTCGCATCCTTTGCGCCGCTATTATTTTGAAGATGAGGTCGTCGATCAGTTGGAAATTCCCGACCGCATTTATCAGCACGTGCTTTTAAAACAGCTTAAACCGACATTTCAGTATGTGGCTCACAAAAATTGCTATCACCTTTTTGGCCCTACCGGTGTCAAACGGGCCACCCAACACATTCTTGAGGCACTGCAAACGAATGAGTATCACTATGTTATCCGCGTGGATATCAAATCTTTTTATCGATCCATCCCTCAATACAAACTGATTCAAGACATTAAAGCGACCTATGATGATGAAAATGTACAGCGAATGTTAGAGGATATCATCCGAAATCCCATTGATACGCCACGAGGGTTTCAAAATCCTGAATGTGGGATTGCACTGCGAGGCCCGTTATCACAGCTATTCAGCGCCATTTATTTAAAGCCACTGGATGCCGCATTTGATGCGATGGAGGTTGTGTATGCGCGATACCAAGATGACATTCTGATTTTGTGTAAAACCAAGCAACAATATAATCGATGCCGACGAAAAATGAGCGAAGTACTACAGGAAAGGCGTTTGACCTTATCTCGCAAAAAATCGAGATTTGGTCGGGTTGAAGATGGATTTCATTTCCTTGGAATAAACTATTTGGGGACGCAAACCCCAAATAACACCAATGCGACAGAGGGACTCAAGAATCAGTCCAAGTCTGATCATTTAATAACCTCAGGGGGGGGGTAAAAAGGTGATCAGTTTAGCTCACGAACCCGCTCTGTCGGCACAAATGACATTACATGCAAGAACGTTACGTGCCGCCCGTGAACAGGTAAAAGCTATGATGCAAGATGGGTTTTCTACCCCAAGAATCAAGGCTTATTTGTCTCGTTGGGTGAGTTGGTGGAGTAGGATTTCAGAGATTGGAGGGCGTCAAAAAATACTGCAATTATTTTTTGAACACTGTTGGGATATCCAAATCAGTACGATTGCCCTGGAAGTGATGCAAAAGGTTCACTTCACGACGCTAAACCAGCAACTATGG